ATACCTGAGTCAATTCTTTTAATTCTTCCTTATCATAATTACCCATCTTAATGGCGTCATACATTGACTTAACGCCTGTTATGATGGCTTTCTCATTCATAGGGAAGGTTACTAGGCTAAACTCATACAGCTTAACCTCGTTAATAATTCTCATGCCTTTAGTATCGCGTTCTGATTTGCCTTGCGGTACTGAAAAGCCTATGCTCATCTGGTCGATTACACCGTCATTCATAAGCTCGATAGCTTCATCGCCTAAGCGTGTTTTGCTAATCTTGCCCTCAACAAATAAGCCCTTTTCATCAGGGGTCATGCTTGAAGGCTTGCCTATTGGGTCGTTATGCTGCCATAGAATCTTAACTCTATCACTGCGCTCTTTTAATGTTTTATTGAATGCGCCTTTAGTGATGATGTCATTACCTAAATCAGCATCCCACGTTGAAGCATAACCAGCGAAAGTGCGACTGCCCATGTTCACGTCATCGGCCTTAAATTGTAATGATTTGAATTCCATGACTACTACCATTTAATATAATTAGTTGCATTATAAACTGGTTAGACCAGTTGAGCAAATTTTGATTGTTTACAGCGAATAGACCGCCTGACACCGGCAATTGATAATATCAGCAGCCTCGCCTGATGGGTCGCCTGGCTGCATAAGCATTGAATCGCCTACAATAAACAACTCGTCTATTTTAATAGGGTCAGTGTTTACCATCATGTGTGAATCTCTAACCCTTGAGCCGCTTGTTACCCATTGCTTCATCATAGGCAACCCGCTTGCAGTTGCGGCCATCTGAGTTGATGCATTACTAGCTGCGTGTGATTCTGTGCGGCTTATAACGCGGCTTCTTAGTCTTGATAGTGAGCCACCATCTTCTGCAATACGGGTTTGAATTAACTTAGCCGTTTGTTTTTCATCATATCCAAGACCGACCGCCTCTGCTGTTGCTTCTTGTATAATTTTCTTCGCTTGCTCACTTGTAGTCCCCGTTATCTGAGTAACTTTGCTTGCTGCAGTTGATTTAATCCACAATTGCCGTGCTAGGTCGAAATAGGGTGTTAGTGGTACGTCACCATCCCGCTTTACTTCCATATCAGTGTTGGATTTCTTCGCGGCATTCCATAAGCGCTGGCCAAACTCTTTAAAAGCTCGTGAGTATAACCCTGTTAGAATCTTCCCCATGTTCTGTTCATGCGTATCTATGGCGTTAATATTACCTTTGCTTATATCTCTAGTAGCTCGGTATATTTCTCGCGTGATACGTGGCTCATACGTGCGCGCAAGCCTTATCATCATGCGCTCAGATAATGCTTGCTCTCGTTGTGGTGTAAGCCCTGTTATTGACCTACGCGCCATAACCTACCGCCTTAAGTAGCCGTTTAACCTGTGCGTCATTTGCGTCAACGCTATCCGCGTTAGGGTCTTGATTATTATCAGCATTAGGATCCACATTATCAGTATTACTATCAAGCATTTCATCAGGAATGTCAGCATCATCAAAGCCCAATTCTAAGCGCTTATTGATTTGAGCCAAGCTAAAACCCATACGCCATAGCTTTTCGCCATTAGTTAACTTCTCGGTGTAATTCTCTTGTAAGGCCTCGACGTTTGATAGGTCATATTCTAAGCAGTACTCGGGACCAAACTCTCTTGATAGTTGTGCGTTTAATTGACGCTTAACTAATTCAAGGCTAGGGATGATTGTATTAACGTACAACTGTTTTTGCATTGCATTAGCATTGGCTAGGTTTACATTCTCAGTAAATCCGAGGTCTGACATTGACATACCAAATACGGCACATATCTCAGCCCATACAGCTTTACGTGACTCGACAAAATCCATTTCAACAGCGTTTTGACCTAGGTTATTAATCTTGCCCGATGATACTAACGGCTCACGAGCATTCTTAGAGCCTGATTGCTTTTCTTTTATTCTTGCTTTGATAGCATCTATCTGGTCAGGTTGTAACGTGTCAGGGACTTCCACATGTATATCAATTACACCACGATTCTCTAAGCTGGTCTTTTGCCAAATACCGGATTCTCTATCTATGTCAGTTGCCCGACCTGCTGCCATTAATACAGGCTGCCCAAAATAACGGCTGTTTGGATTAGGTAATCGCAAGTGAATCATATCATCAGCTTCAATCTTGAACTTCGCTGAGCTGGCCTCCTGGTACTCATATAAATCGATTAGCTTTTCTTTGCCCGCTTTCAGGCTTACATACTGTGATGGTAATATCCATAGTTGAAATGGTAAATTACTTGCACCTGCTTTAATCTCTGATATGTAACAGTTGCCAGCCAAATCTAATTGTTGGCTAACCTCATATATAATTTCCATCCAACTAGTGTCAGGGTTAGGCATATCAATTAAAGCTTGTAGCGGTGAGTTAGGAGCGTCCTCTAATGTACCGTCAGCTAACTTTCGTTTAGCTACCCAAGGCACAGCAGACATTAACTTGGCACGTTTCTCTACACATGTATAAACGGCTGCTGATGCGTTGTAACCTTCATCAATAGCAGTTTGAATGTTCCACTTAGCATCTTTTTTGGCAAATAACTTCCAAGCTGGCGCGGCTTCGGGGATAGTAACTGACTTAACAGCCATCCTAACTTGGCTCTGGACGCTTGGCAGTTCTTGCTTTATTAATTTAGTATCAAACGGCCACATTATGCGCCCCTGTTAAGTTTTGTTGCATTATAGCAATGTTTAGTGTTATCAAGCAAAAATAAAGCCCTTCCTTTGGATAAGCGGATTTATTGCATACCTGATAGCATCAATGTAATGATTATCAGCATCGACCACCACAGGCAGTATATCACCGCTAAGCCTATCGACCTTGTAACTGTATAACCTGAACTCGTTTAAGGTTTCTTTGCATCTAGGATGGATGATTACTTTCTTATAGCTTTTGATATGTTCGATGCCATCCTCTACGCTACCAGCCCACTTTTTAACGCCCTCAATTCTTGGCATACCATGACGCTTTAAATAACTAATTGACTCAGGCCGTGCGCTGTCTGCCCTGCTTGTATGGTTTTCAAGTTGTGGTATTGAGCGAGTTAAATATTCTTTAGTATCGTCAAGCTCTAGTCCTACCTTACCCGCTTCATGTTCAACATATAATACATCATCATTAACCCAGCACTTTACGCCCGTAGTAGGGTCTTGAGCAAATCCAAAGTCGATGCCAAAGTAAGGGCCATTCCAAGAGCCATCAGGTGTAAATTCTTCCTGCTTAAACTTGTTACTGAATATCTGCGCCTTGCTGTGCTTTAAATAAGCCCCTTCCCATATATGTTGATACATAGCATCTTCAAAGTTTGCTTTCTGTTGCAATCTAAGTTCATTTAAGTTTTCAGGGAATTTAGGGTTGTCTTGCCAGTTCATATTAACAAACATAGACCTTGGAGGCTTTGCCTTGATAAACCGACTATCAGTTGGCGAACCGTCTTTTTTTGGATTCCATATCACCCATATTTCAGACAATGGCGCTCTAATAGTAGGCTCTAATTCTATGTAACTATACTCTGGCGTATCTTCGGCTTCCTCAATAATACAAAGGTCAATCTGAGCCATAGACTTAATACTGCTCATGTTGTGCCGTAAGCCTTTGAATATAAATTCAGTGCCGTTATTGCCTCGGATATAGTTCTCGCCTATCTCATAGCCAGCAGCTAACCAAGGCACTGTTTGAATGGCGTTTTTAATCTCAGCGTGCATTGATTCTTTTATACTGACTTGCAATTCACGCACACATAGTATTCGTAGTGGTTCAATGAACCCCCATACAGCAGCCATTTGAGCAAAGCTGAATGACTTGCCGCTACCCCTTGAGCCATACGCACCACGATACCTTAACTCACCCCGCTTTGGAGTGAATACAGGTATTAGCTTAGGTGGTAATCTAATCTGTGCTGTTTTCGTCTGCACTTAATGCGACCAGTTCAATGCGATTAGGTGACATACTGCCATCAGTTGATATGTGATTAATCTTCTGACCCTCTTTGCGGTCTATGACTTTGTGAGCTGTGTTTGTGTCGTCTTCATCTAGTGCTTTACTGATAACCCTTCTAGCCTTTAAAAGCGGCATATCTTTCAGTAGGTTCTTTTGCTCCAAAAACTCAGGGTTAGCTTCACAGTAATTATATAAAGTTGATGTAGATATATCGGCATAGCAGCAAGCTTCATTATCTGTGCAGCCCCATGAAAATGCATCCCTAAGTAATTGGAGTGTGCTTCCCGTCATTACTGTAGGTCTTCCTCCCTTGTTAACTGCCATAAATCACCTTTCTATTTTATCGAATGTTTAATTGTATTATCCCGTTGATATTGAGATAAACTATCTATTTTTTAGTTGCTTTGCACTTACGCTTTAGTGACCATCGCTTATACAGTGTCTTATCGTGCTTCCTGCGCTCATAATAACACTCAGTTATCCCTTTGCTTATTATGTGTGCTGTAAGCTCTCTAGCGTCATCTAGGTCTATCCCGCATGGTAACGCTTTAATTGTAACAGTGTTACCGTCATAGACTAATACACAGATACTAGAGTAAGTGTTATTAGCCTCTTTGAACCTGTATAACTCTATTGTATCGCTTAGCTTTTCTGCTGCCATAATTCCCCGCTGGACTCCTCATACAGCGAGGCTATTTATAA